TCATGCCTACAGCTACCTTGGGTATCTTGGCTCGTGAGTTTGAACAGCAGCAATTCATTGCCTTGTTACAGACATTAGGCCCGGACACTCCAGTTTTGCCTCTGATCCTTAAAGGTATCTTGGGTAACAGCTCCTTGAGCAACCGGAATGAACTGATTGCAGCTCTGGACAAGATGAGTCAACCTAATCCTGAACAGCAACAGCAGGCTCAGATGCAACAACAAGCTGCTATGGCTAAGTTACAGGCTGATCTGGCACTCTTGCAGGCACAGACTCAGAAGGCAACTGCCGAAGCACAGCAAACAATGGTTGAAACTCAGCTTATGCCTGAAGAGTTACGTGTAAAGGTGGTGCAGGCTGCTGCTACAAACCTCGATCAAGACGCTGACTTCGCTAAACGTATGAAGGTGGCTGATTTGATGCTTAAAGAGAAGGATATTGACTCTAACGAGCGTATCGCCCTTGCTCAGATGGAATCTAAAAAGAAAAACGATCAACTTTTTAAGGATACTTTGAATGGATAAGGCACTTCTCCTTGCTTCTGCTGTAGCTGATGTTAAGAAACAGCTAGTAGAACTCCAATCTAAGACCGTTGAAATCCAGAAACTCGAAGGCCCTTCGGGGCCCCGAGGTGATAAAGGGGATCAAGGGCCTAAAGGAGAGCAAGGGGAGCGTGGTTTAGACGGTAAAGACGGTAAGGATGGCGTAGACGGTAAAGACGGCACTGATGGGCAAGAAGGCAAGCAGGGTATCTCAGTTGTAGATGCCAAGATTGACTTTGATGGCACATTGGTGCTGTATCTCTCTAACGGTAGCGAGATCAATGCAGGAGAGATTACTCCAGCACAGGCCGAGAACGTCTATGCCATGCTTAAGAACGGAGCATCTTCGTTAAATGAGCTTTTACCCACTCAAACAGGCAATTCAGGTAAGTATCTAACAACAGATGGTTCCAGTTCTTCTTGGGCTGATATTACCCCTATCTCTGGGGTATTTGATTATGGCCTGATTACTGAGATTAACACAACAACACAAGATTACGGAACATTATGAGCATTACAGTAAAACTTCGCAGAGGAACCACAACTCAGCACTCTACCTTTACCGGGGAAGAAGCTGAAGTTACTGTAGACACTACTAAAGATGTAGTGGTTGTCCATGATGGTGTAACTGCCGGTGGTCATCCAATGGCTAAGGCAAGTGATCTTGCTACTGTAGCTTTTTCCGGTGACTATAACGACCTTAGCAATCTTCCTTCCGGTACTCTGCTGACAACCACGGATATTGGTGTAACCGTACAAGCATACAGTGCTAATACTGTTATTGATGCTTCATATGTACATACAGATAATAACTACACCACTACTGAAAAGAGTAAGTTAGCAGGTATTGCAGCAGGCGCTGAGGTAAACGTCAATGCTGATTGGACTGCCGGTAGCGGTGATGCCCAGATCCTTAACAAGCCTACCGTTGTCTCTGCCTTTACTAATGATGTTGGTTATCTAACAAGTTATACCGAAACAGATCCTATTGTGGGTGCTGTGAACGGTTTAGTTAAGGCTAACGGTGCAGGTACTATTGCCGCCGCTGTTGCAGGCACTGATTATCTCGCTCCTGCTGCTATCGCCAATATGTTAGAGACTTCCGACATTGGCGTTACCGTACAAGGCTACTCTGCTGTCTTAGCAGGGACTACAGCGTCTTTTACCACTGCTGATGAGACTAAGCTAGACGGTATTGAAGCAGGTGCTGATGTTACTGATGCTGCTAACGTAGAGCCTCTTGTTAATACCCATCTTAACACCTCTACAGCAGCTAGCGGTGAAGTGCTGTCTTGGAACGGGACTGATTACGATTGGATTACACCTCCTGCGGGATACTCCGATAGCAGCGTTGACGCTCACCTGAACACAAGCACAGCTACCTCAGGACAAGTCCTTGGATGGACTGGCACTGATTACGACTGGGTTGACCAATCTGGCGGTGGTGGCGGAGGCGCTCTGACGATCTCCAACAAGACCGCAGCCTACACAATAGTTGCTGGCGACCTTGGCAAGATCATCAGGTGCACCAGCGGCACGTTCACTGTGTCGTTGACTGCTGCGGCTACTTTGGGTAGCGGGTTCAATTGCTGGATTTGGAATACTGGGTCAACCACCAACGCCATCACGATTGACCCAAGCGGGGCAGAAACGATTGATGGAAATACAACTCGGGTACTCAGAGCAGGCGAGGGCACACAAATTATTTGCGACGGCACGAACTGGCAGACTGGCAATAAGAAAACCATGCGTGGTTATGCTGAAAATCAGTCAACAGCGATAAATAGACCAACAGCATCTGGCAGTGGTTCTATTGCTATCGGCGCTCAAAATACAGCGTCTGCGGATTACGCAGTAACTTTAGGGGCATTTGGTACTTCATCTGGAGTGGAATCTTTTTCCACAAGCCGCTGCACTGCCTCGTCTACAAGAGCAACTGCTATAGGACAAAACTCTAGCAGTGAAGGTTCCCAAGCCGTAACAGGCTCAGGAGCAATGGCCCTCGGCGGCTCCTACGCTTCAGGCACGGATTCCTTTGCTGCTGCTGTGGCGAACAATACGAGTAGCTATGGAGCGACTGGTGCGAATAGTGTTTCTATTGGTAGATTAGCAAAAGCATCAGGAGGCAACTCTCTTGCTTTAGGTTCTAACAGTATAGCCACTGCTTCTTCATCCCTTGCTATTGGAGGCGCGGTGGCGAGTACGCAATACGCAACTGCTATTGGGTACGGGTTTAACGGGGCCAGTGCTACAGCATCTGGAGATGGCTCGCTTGCTCTTGCAGGGGCCAATGGTGCATCAGGAGCGGGCTCTGTTGCTATTGGACGCGCTGCAACAACCAGTGGTATCTACGGAAAATATGCTTTTTCTAGCTCAGGCTTAATAGGAAACATAGGCGATTCTCAGACAGGCGTTTTAGTTCTTAGAAAAGCTACCACAGACGCTACCGCCACGAGTTTGGTTTCCAACGATAGCTCTAATTCAGCAGGGGCTGCAAACCAAATAATCTTGCCTAACAACAGCGCATACGCTTTCACAGGAATTGTTGTTGCTCGTCAAAAGGCTTCAAACGGAACAGCATCTGCGGCATGGAAAGTTGAAGGCTTGATTCGTAGGGAAGCCAACGCCGCATCTACCACGTTAGTGTTTTCGTTGGTAACCGCAATCAGCAACGTCCCTTTGTGGACACTGGCACTGTCAGCAGATACAACCAACGGTGGTCTTGCTGTCACAGCCACTGGTGCAGCAGCTACCAACATTCGATGGGTGGCTACGATCCAGACAAGTGAAGTCACATACGCATAAGGAACAAACATGGCAATTCAAATTGATCTCTCAAACTCTCAGTACGGCGTTCCTTTTACTGGCGCTTACTTCCGCATCGTCACAGCAGCCGTGAGCCGCACCCGTGATGCAGCCAGCCGTCACAGCGTGATGCTGGACGTGGTTGGTTATGCTACGCAACCACAGGACGATGACACCCGTGATGTGGACTTCCGCCGCTATCATTGCCCTCTGGCAGACATTGAAGCGCAGACAGGTGAGGGATTCCTCGCCAAGTGCTACGCTTGGGTGATGGCTCAGGACGATATGTCAGGCTCTCAAGCACTTTAAGTAACAATAAAGATTGACAAAATACTACTTATCTGTTACAATATTAGAGTGTATAACTAATAGGACTCCTAATGGAAAAATCCTTACAAAGATATTATGAGGAAACTTTCTCAATGATGTCCACTGAAGGGTGGAAGTATTTGATTGAAGACCTCAAAGAGTTAGAAGCTAATCTAGACAATGTTCGCACTGTGAAAGACGAACACTCATTAAACTACCGACTAGGACAGTTGGACATTCTAGATTTGATTCTTAACCGCAAGAAGACTTGTGAAGAGATTTACGAGCAACTGCTACAGGAGGCACAGTAATGCGCCGAATGTTTGAGTTTGTTTGTGAAGATGGTCATATCTCTGAAGCGTTTGTTGATGAAGACTGTAGGGAACTCGCTTGTCGAGCCTGCGGTAAGCACTCAACGAGAATTGTTTCCAGTGTCAGAAGTAACTTGGAAGGCATCACAGGTGCTTTTCCCGGTGCATATGACGCATGGGAACGTAAACGAAGTGATAAGCTGAAGCAAGAGAGGAAAGCCTCTTACGCTGTTCCAGAGTAACACTTCACATTAAACGGGTAGGTACGAGAGTACCCACATTTCATAGTCCTATAATCTCAAGAGAGACAGGAGAATAACAGTATGGCATTTATTGAGCAAGAATCGTTTGACCCAACATTGGATACGATTGATGAAGAACAACCTCAACAAGAGACTCCAGCAGTGGAACAACCTCAACAAGAGAGTGTGGTAGAGAAGGTATTTCCAGATAAATATAAAGACAAGTCCTTAGAGGATATTGTTAAGATGCACCAAGAAGCTGAGAAGATGATTGGTAGGCAAGCACAGGAAGTACACGAAGTACGTTCATTAGCGGATCAACTGCTTAAACGACAACTCGAAAACGATAAAGAGCAACCTGTTGAAAGTGCGCCCGAAGTAGATTTCTTTGAGAACCCTCAAGACTCTATTAAACGTGCAATCGAGAATAACCCCGCAGTCATTGAAGCTAAACAAGCTAACCTTGAGCTAAAGCGGATGAAGACAGCACAGCAATTAGCATCCAAACATCCTGACTTTGGCACTATCGCCAACGACACTGGATTTCAGGAGTGGGTGAAAGCTAGTCCTATTCGTCTTAATCTTTACGCTAAAGCAGATGCTGAGTTTGACTTTGGTTCAGCGGATGAACTCTTGAGCACATATAAAGAACTTAAGCAAGTTCGCAACAACAACGTACAAGATGCTGGTAAGAAACAACAGGCACAAGCTCTCCGAGCCGCAGGTGTGGATACAAGTGGTTCTGGCGAAGTTGCAAAGAAAGTATATCGTCGTGCGGATTTAATCCGTCTTAAGATGACAGATCCAGATCGTTATGAGTTGCTACAACCCGAAATCATGGCAGCTTATCAACAGGGTCGAGTCAAGTAAAGTAATAATCAATTTTTGAAATCATAGGAGTATTCAAATGGCTTTAGGTACAAACAACGTCACAATCACCACCGCAGCAACCTTCATCCCTGAAGTTTGGTCTGATGAGATTGTGGCCGCATACAAGAAATCGCTCGTTATGGCCAATCTGGTCAAGAAGATGAGCTTCAAAGGCAAGAAAGGTGACACCGTTCACATTCCTTCGCCTACCCGTGGCACTGCATCCG